TTGTCATGCGTGAAGGAACTGCATGTGGATTCATAATCAAATCAGGTCGCAATCCTGTCGCAGTAAAGGGCATATCTTCTTCGTTCAACATAATTCCACAGGTCCCTTTCTGTCCATGACGCGATGAGAACTTATCACCTACTTCAGGAACACGTTCCGAAACAACTCGTACTTTCACGAACGGATACCCGTCTGAATTGCGATCTTGCCATACACCATCTACACGACAATTCTCTGAATTTTTATGAGTTGTAGATGAATCACGGTACTGATAGCCGTTTGCGTCATTTTTAATTGAAGTTACTTTTCCAATCACAACATCATTCTCACCGATGTTTGCATTCATGATGGGAACACCGTTATCTCCTACTGCATGATACGAAGATGTTTTAAATCCTCGTGTATTCTCACGTCTTGCCTTTGTGAATCGTTCTTCTTTTCCCGATGCGATATTTCGGTGTTCTTCGTCTTTGTAAATTGTGTAATATAGCGTTCGAAACAGACCACGATTGATAGAACCACGATTCAAAATGACTGAATCTTCTTGATTGTATCCACCATAACAACCGATCGCAACCATGATATTATCACCCGATGGCATTTCATGTGTTTTCAAAGTATGCATCATACGTGTCTCTACAAACGGACGCATAGGTGAACAGAGAATATAGCCATTCTTATCCAGTCGTTTCGCATAATTACGAGCAAAGATTCCCATTGCTTGTTTTCCCATAGCTGATTGATATGTATTACGAGGTGACTGATTGTGATCGCTGAACGGAATACTGTTTGCCATGTGTCCCATAATCAATGTTGGATGCACTTCGCAATGCGTATGACTTTCAGTAATTTCAGAAGGTGTCATAGCAACTTTAATAACTTCTGTCTCGCAAGGATCTACATATTCAAGGTTTGTACGAACCCAATCATTCCATTCTGCATTTTCAGAAGGACCTTCTAGAATCTTTCCTTGCTCTACGCGAAACAAAGGTCGCACAAATCTACCACTATCCGTTTCAATATTAATAATATAATCACGAATGTTCCATGAAATTCCTGTATGCGGATGCAATGAAAAGTTTCGTTTGGATTTGCGTAGAAAGTCATGTACTTCTCTTGGCTTGTTCGTATACGCTACAATAACTCCATTCACAATAATCATTGTTCCATTGTATCTTGCTTTAATAGATTCAACCCATTGAATACACCTGTTGTTTTTCAATACATTCAAAACCACACTTGCAGGAGTATGCTGACTAATGGATGTTAACATAGCCATAGATTTCACAATACCTACCGAATGACCTTCTGGAGTTTCTACAGGGCATACGTATCCCCATGAAGTCCCATGCAATTTACGAGGAGCTAATAGTTTTCCTGATTTTTCTACAGGTGTTTGAATACGTCTCAAGTGACTTAGTGTTGCAGAATAGGATAACCGATTCAAGACTTGAGATACGCCTACTTTTGTTGCATTCGAAACAGAACTGGATGTAGTTCCAAGTCCCTGGACCGTAAAATTACCTGTAGCAAGTGCTTGTTTTAGCTTTCCTTCAATCGTTGATACTTTTAGAATTTTATACAGATTGTTTACGTTTAGAATTTCAAGAGGACGTGGCGCATTTCCCTTCTTCCAGGTATCATTATTAATTTCATGTACAAACTTACTACGAATATCTTTGCATACTTTCTGAAACAGTTGCCGAAACAAGTGTGTCAATAAAGCACCCGTTGTTACTACACGTTTGTTTGGATATGCATCACGATCATCAATACTAATCACTTTTTCAGATGCCATCAACAAACGACGAACCATCCATGACATTAGCAAAATCTTACGCGAATTCAAGATTTCTATAGATGATGTATCTCCACCAAACTTTACATGAGGCAAATACTCGGTTTCCAAAAGACTACGCACATATCCATGTTTATCTTCCGAATTGGTTCCATATTGCAAATGATGCGTCAAATACGTGATCGCATCTTCCCGAGTATAGACTTTAATATCCGAACATTCTTTAAAAGAAGCTGCTAGAAGATCTATATATTCTCCCGATGGACAAATTAGATTTGCGATTTCTTCATCTGATTCAATACCAAATGCTCGAAACATAACCATCAATGGTAAATCTTCTTTGAAACGCGGAACACATATTGTCAGCGGATATCCCATTCCATTAAATTTTGCATGTACACGTACTTCTAGTTTTTTAGGAGGAGTTGTAAAAGATTCATGCAACGACTTCATCTCCGCGGAGAAACCATACTTTGCAGACGTCTTTTTATTAAAGAAAATCATAATACGATTATCTGCTACTTTTTCTTGACATAAAATAGTACGTTCCGATCCATGAATGAGAAAGTACCCAAACGGATCATATGGGCATTCGCCAATCTCCTCTTTTGAAAGAGGATAGTCGTTCATGATACATAATGAAGATCCTAACATAATCGGAATTTTACCAAGCGAAACACCTTCAAATACCTTGACTTGTTCATCACAATCACTCAATGTTTCACCCGAATACGAGCGAGCCGTAAAACGTACATCGCAAAACATCTGTGCAGCATACGTGAAATTACGAGCTCGTGCTTCTTGAGGAAACATAGGTTTAATACGCCCTGTTGCTTCCTGAATACGAGGCTTCATATACGTTACATTCTCAAATCCTAGCCGTAGCTCATATTTATATTTCTTTAGTTTCTCGTCTTGCTCATGCCATACAACTATAGGAGCTGTAGATGCAACAATAAGCGGGATCTTGGTACGAATAAAGTCCTCAAACGATTCGATTTGATGCTCGACTAGTTTGGGAATGCCTTGACTTTGAAAATATGTCTTGATTGCTTCCCACTCCATCGTAGTTTTCTAAGATGGATTCCTCGTAAATCTATTCATTCGTTTTCAATAATAGAATGGAGGACAAAGTCTACAAAATTACGAAAATGGGCGAAGATAAAATACCCATAAAACCTGTAGAAGAACCGAAACTTGAAGGAGGTAAGAAACATAAAAAGACAATAAAAACATTCCCACGTGGAATTCTAAAAACAGCTAAAATTAAACCTGTTGCAGATCCAGCAAAACATCCCAATATAAAAAAGATGATGAGAAAACACACAATTCGGTTATTAACAGATTCAGGATCTTCTCATCGCAGAAAAACAATCAAACGAAAACTTGATAGAATGTCTGATGAAAAAGTAAAAAATTTAGTCGTGAAAGCAGGTCTTTCGAAAGGAAATGGTCCAGCTATTTTGCTTCGCCAAATCGCAGAGGGCGGAATGTTGTCTGGTTTCATTTCTTCCTATTAAATAACATGACAGCTAAATGGGGGCCACTTGGTTGGATGACATTACATTCTATATCTGTAGCATATCCTGATAATCCTACTGATGAAGATAAACGTATTCTAAATGAATTTATGAATTCATTTGCTGCAACTATAACGTGTGTTCATTGTCGTACTCATTTTTCAGATATGTTTAATGGCTATAAGCATAACATACCTTCTTGGGCAAACAGTAAAAAAGATTTGTTTCTTGCTGTTTGTAGAATGCATAATACTGTAAATAAACGATTAGATAAACCGACTCCTAAAACAGTTGCAGAATGTTTAGAAACTCTTCAAAACGCAACAAGTTATACATCTCAGCATGATTTCCGAAAGAATTATATTGAATATCTGTTTCGCGATTGGAATATATATGGACGTGGAACACATTATCTAACAATTGCTCTTCAAAATACTCGAAATATGCAAAAAATAAATGAAGAGCATTGGAATGCGCGAGAAGTATCCTATTCCTCTTTGAAATTTGAAGAAGCTGATGTTCTTAAGTACCAAAACCAACCTATGACAACAAAACTAGTTTTTTCAAAACTAAAAGTACGTATTCCAAGATGGTCGCCTAAATTGGGCTAACAGACGTAAAATCATATTCTGGATTCCATGGGAGAGAAATGCGTGGTTTCATTTCCCAATCATGTCGTTTCATCCATGGATTACGTGTTTCGGAATGAATTTCATCTTGGTACATTACACGCCTCTTTGCACTACGAAGAGATGTAGCTGGCATGATAAATTGTAACTGACGTGTGACATTGTAAGATAATGGTTTTTTATCAAGTTTTGTATATTCATCATAGCTAACAATATCGGATATAAGAGGTGCATCTGCGTAAGGATACGACCAATACCAATTCAACGGTTCACCGTGTTTGAAATAATACATTGTCCAATGAAATGTTTTCCAATATGCTTCTACAACAGGTTGCATATTGCGAATACCATCCAAAACATGAATACCGTATTTGTGAGAAAATAATGAACCATCTTTTCCCAAAATAGCTTTTTCTTCGGGTCGTTTTCTCAATCCAATTCGTTCTTTCAATACATCCATCTCTTTTGCGGCTGCAACCTTCATAAATTTTTTGCGTCCTTCTAGAGTTGTGAGATCAGGATTTTCTGCTTCTTTGTATGTGTGGAGTGCTCTGTCATATCCATCTTCTCGCAACGAAAACATTCCTAGATTTGGCATGAAATCATTACCGAAACATAAAATTCCAAGAGCCATATATTGTTCGGTAGGCATAGGTAGTTGCTGAAGCAGTTTCCAAATACAGAGTGTTGCAAACTCCGCATGTTTTAGTTTTGGATCGTTGAATTCCGCAGTTTCGCGCAATAGAAACATTCCGTTTGCGTTTGACAAGGCATGATGTTGGAGTGCGATCAAAATAAGATCTGCATCTAGTCCATAAATACAAACCGTTTTTCGTTGATCTTGTGGAATCTTTCGAATCTCGTAAATGAGTTTATGTTCTCCTTCACCAGGCTGTTCTGTCCCGTTTATGATCGCATATGGAAACTTTAGTTTTAGAGCAAGTGCGAGTTCACGCATATACGGTGTATCAGGCGAAATTTGATTACGGTCAAAAGTTCCATCTCCTTCTTTTATACGCATACGTCTGTATCTCTGTTGTACGATTTTTGCATATGGAGCAAGACCATCCATAGCAATTATGAGTTGTTTGTGTTTGCATACTGTATCGTTGATGTGCTGAAGAGCTTCTAGAATAGACTCAATTGGATCTTCGTCTTTCAAATAACGATGAATCAAGCAATTAAAATCAACAACAAATACATCAACCTCCATTGGAGTATCTTTTTTAACAACTTGAACAATACCTTTATGGCTTTTCAATAAGCTTGCAAAGTAGAAAGGAATTCCCATTCTATATGTTAGGTCAAATAGGTTAAAACTCTTGTTAGAGGATAAATGTATTGGCTTGTGGCACTTCTGTTTTTGATGGGGGCTTTTCTATATGCGTATTCAATTTCCACTAAACTAAAGGTTGTGTCTCCAGGATGTAATTCGTGCCCTAAAAACAATGGCAATATGTCCGTGTAGTCCTGATATAGGCGATTGTCCAAAGTGTACATCTTCACGAAAAAACTGGATTCAGGATGTTGTTAGTCATATGAAAACGGGGGCATTTACTCATCAAGCCTTACGAAAACACATGACACCTGAAGAATTTGCAAAAGAAGTATCTGCCCATCCTAAAAAATATGCATTGAAAACTCGCCGTCGTGCCCAATTCCTAAAAAATATTCGAAAACCGACAAGAAAAAACTTGCGTAGAAAGTAAACAAAATGCTAACGAAGATTCTATTTCACGCATTGCTATTTGCCCTGTTCGTGCCTGGTGTGTTGGTAACTCTACCTCCTGGCGGTAGCAAATGGGTGGTTGTGGCTGTACACTCCGTCCTATTTGCTCTTCTAAGCCATTTCGTGTGGAAGTCCCTGTTTTCTGGCAATCTTTAAAATCTTCAAGTATCAAGTATAAATGGACTTGATTAGTACAGTTTTATCTGCACTTTTGTTTGTAGCTTTTGTACCAGGGGTCCTTCTACGATTCCCTCGTAATGCAAGCTTTAAAGTAGTACTTATCACACATGCTCTATTGTTTGCGGTTGTTACCGCAGTCGTTATGCATTATTACTGGCGTGTCATTCGTGAAAAATTTGGAAATTATGGCGCAACGTGTCCCAACGGCTATGTTCCTGGTGCAAACCAAGCTGGTCAACCTGATTGTGTCCCTACAGGGCATGCGACGTATGATGCATCTACTGGATTCAAACCGAATTCTCCGCCTAGTAAATAAATGTGGGTAAATATTCTTCTAAAAGCATTTTTATTCTTTGTTCTTGTTCCAGGAGTTAGCGTACGCATTCCTCATGGAGCATCTTTGCAAACACAAGCACTCATACACGGTATCGTTTTTGCACTCGCAAACAATTATTTATATCACCATGTTCGTCCTATGTTTGAAGGATTTGAAAATCCCGATTCAAGAGTCGATCAACCGTGTCCTCCCAATTCTGTAAAGTGTCCATCGGGAGACTGTAGATTAAAAAGCGATATATACGGTATGTGCGACTAATGTCTAATGGAAGATTCGACTGATTTCTATATTGGAATTTTTTCTATATCTGTATTTTTTGGAATTGTATTGCTTTTATTGGGTACATTTGCATACCGATTAATAAACCAAAGCCAAGAAGAAATGTATGCACCTATATAAGCTGTCTAGTATGTTCGGGTTCGCGGGGTTGATTATAATGAATATAAGATTCTTTTGCTTTCAATAAATTAGTATGCGTTTTTTGCAGATCTTCAATCGCTTGGTCGATTGATTTAACAGGCAAAAAGCCATGTTCGGCTCGAATAATCAAATGTTCTAGATTTTTTAGTTGGTATTTTGCATTCGATAGAAGAGTTCCGTAGAAAACTTTGTGCATAAACTCTACTAAGAAGAATTATTCATTGGAATCAATGATGGCATATCGTCATCCGTTAAAACACTAGCTCCAAAATCATCATCGGGTGCGAACGGCCAAGGGGATATAGTGGAGTTGGCTGGCTTCTCTGGACCAAATAGTTTTGGAGCTAATGCGTACGGTTGAAATACAACAATAAGTTCACGCTTGTTTGTGAGCTGATCCAGTCCTTCCTTTAGAAAGTCTCTCTTACGGCGAGTGTACCACTGGATATTCTTATCACACACAAGCGTTTTATTTAACGCCTTTATGATTTCAGCGTTATGAAGGACATCTTCTACGGTTGTAGTCGTTCCAGGAATACGCTGCATCATAGCAATCTCATCATCAATTCCTGAATGGACATATTCAAACAATACAGCTGTATGCTTTTGCTTCGGGTTTGAATATGCCTTATTAAATACTTTAGTATAGTTCATCCAATCAATCTTCTGCATAATATACCCCATCGCAGAAACAATCTTGTTGCTTGTAAAATCACAAAATACTTGAGCTGACATTTTTTATCGTACATAATCTTTTGATGAAGCATATTCGTTTTTCATAGCTTATTAAAAATGGAACCGTGTTTTGAACAAACGTATGATTAATACAATGGATAACCGAATCTTGCAAGAATATGCGTTAGAGCAACAACGTATACAGTTTGAATGTATTCGCAAACTCAAAGAAAAACAACCTCTTCTTCAAGAATGGTCAAATGAAGATGTCTGGAAACTTTACAATGATTCCTTTGCCGTTCGACAAGGTATGATTGGAAATACAGGAATTGGAGGATGGTGGGAGCGCTGTATTGAAACTATTTTGAAAGAACAATCCATTCCTTACAAAACACAAGTCTACATAAATTCAGAGGGAGTTATTTGTGAAACATGTGTGGGTACACGCATCGACATTGTGGTTGGCGATGTTACTATGGGTAAACATATATCCAAACTTATTGTCATTTCAACAAAAACATCGGGAAAAGATCGCTGGAAAGAAGATTTATGGACACTTACACATGTTCCAAAATTGTACGTTCTTGCAGTGATGAACAATGAATACCCTCCACCCACAACTTTTCGCGAATCTTCCTGCCGTAAAGTCTTAAGTATAAAACCTAAAAAGAAAGATACACGAGAATTCAAACTGACATGCGAGTCATTAATGGACGATATAAAACGGATTTTAGAAGTATATAGTGTTGTTTTGTAACAAAATGTCTGATGACTATGAGGTTCGAAAGGTTATTCGAAAGAATGATAAAATATACCTTCTTGCGAAAGACGGTAGACTGTTTAAAGCAGGAACAGGAACAGAATATGATAAATTTATTGGATGGTTAGATGCAAACAAAAATTATATACCTAGTCCAGATATTTTAAAGAAACGTAACAGAATTGAAGAAGAAGCGAGAAAACGATTACAAGAAGAAAAAGAAGCTAAGAAAAGGGCATTGTTTGAGTTAGCTGTGCGACGACGCATGGATGAACTCAGACACTCCTAATAAACTCCCATTTCAAATAATCGCAAATACGTTTCCAAATCTGGTCGTGTGCAATTAAACGATCACGACTTTTTAACAGTGGAAAGTAGATCTTGTATTCATCCAATTCTAAGAGCTCAAAGAACTTGTAAAGAATATATGAATACGAAAGAAAATTAGTACGATCGTCAGGACAATACAGCAAAAAAGGAGCTTGGATTTCTTGGAACATGGCTCGTATTTTCTCTTCGATTTCAGGTGTGATTGTCGGAGGAGGATTTCCATTGAGTCGAGACAATATGTGCGTGGCATGTTCGTAATACTTAGATCTATTCAGCTTCTTTAAAATCTCACGCATTCCAATTTCTGTTAATTCTGCAATATTTTGAATTCTACGTTTCTTGATTTCACAAATGACTTCATTCATAACTTCTTCGGGAATAATTGTACTTTCCTTTGCTTGAAACTGATTCAAAATTTCATTAAGATGATTGATTTTTTTGTATGCATAATTATTACGCTCCTTGGGCGGATCACGAAATGAAGGGAAATCACTTACAACCAACATATATTCTTCCGAACCGCATTTTGGACATACTAAGATACCTTCATCCGATAATTCTTCACGTGCAATATTGCAACGATCACAATGTTCTGTAGATCGTGTTTTCTCTACAATTTCTGCACCCGTATTTAATTTCATACGCGTCGTGAATTCTTCATACAAATCTTTTTTTGAAATAGCAGGTGTGTCTTGAACTGTTTGTGTTAGATATTTTACGAATGTATTTTGATCAGAAGGTGTTGTAGCCATCATTTGCACTTTGTCGGATCCACCGTAATATTTCAATATAATATCTGCATTTTTCACATAATATTCTGTTAAAGGATTTTGTTGTGCTAATCGTTTTTCAATTTTACGAACTTCATCTTGCAATTTGGTTGCTTTATAAACATCTTGTAAATCTTCTAATTCTTTCTCAAGTTCTATTCGTCTCGTTTCCAAATTCACAAGATTCGCATCACGTATTTCGGATATTAAATTTTGATGAATGGAATCGAGTGTTCCTGATATAGCTTCAGATGCTTTTGTTTTTGCTAGAGTATCTCTGGACTTCTTAATTCGAAACACATTGTCCATTTAATAAATCTTCTTCATTTGCCTGAAAATATAAAACATAAAAGTCCTAATCCAGCTATAAGTGTTGGAATTGCGGAAACAAGCTCTGTTTGGTTTGTGAATGATTCTGTTGTCTTTCCATCTGCTATGCAAACAGATGGGTCCACAATTTGACATTGGCTCCCCGCAATATCTGGATCTAAATCACCATTTACAAACTTCGCGTCGAATCCAGCTGCTGTAGATGTTGGACACGCTACACATACGCAGGGCGGATTTGCATCTTGTGTCAATGATGTAAAAAGATGAAGAGGGTTTAATCCTTCTATATCATCTGCTACACCAGGAATTAATCCATTAAAATCAGACCCCAACTCTGCAATAGCGGGAGGTAATGCTGCCGCACCCGATGCCATATTATTAATATAATTGTACCGAGGCTGTAGCGATCCATCAGGAGATGTACACATTCCACCTGTATTGATAAAATATTGATTGCCTAACGGTGGATTACCTGTAATCAATGCTTCCACATAATATACAATTGCTTTGGTGTTTGAAATTAGCTGACCGAAGCTTCCATCTGATCCAACACCCATAGATGCGGGTCCTACAAGACTATCGGAATAACTATATTTGGGACCTAAAAGTTCAGTCTCTACTTTATCTACTGCTCCTTCCACATTTGATCCAACATTTTCTATATCTTTCCATAATGAATTCGCCCCTAGATCCGCCATTGTTAATTACGTATGTTTTTTGATATATTAATTGC